ATTAGAATACTAGGAGTCGAGGAAGATGGTAGTGGTGATGAGATCATTGCTTATCAATCAATTGATACAGCATCAAATACCATAAACTTTGCTACAAATGGCAGAAACCATACTGGAACATCTGGTTCTTCCACAGGTAAAACACACCTCAAGGGTGCAATCGTACAATGCTATAACTTTGATGGTATACCTCTAACGAAGATTAACAAGACACACAGTAGTGGTCTTGCATCTATCAATAGTCCTCACAGTTACACTCTACAAATTAGTGGAGTTCCTGCAGGAGATGGTGGTGTCAATAGAGTTGGTGACTTACAAGGTGGAGGTGCAAACATTGTTGCATCACAAAACGTTCCATGGGATGTCCTTACACCACAAATACAGAGTCAAGTAGAACCTGGCACTAGTATTGTTGCTAGAGTTCAAGGAACTAGTGGAACCTCTTGCGGTCCTTTCCCATCTGGATTTAGTGCAGAGACATCTTTCGTTAAAGATAGTGACTTCCAAGAAATAACTATCGGAGAAGAAAACTACTTCCCTGCTACTAAGATAGTTGCAAACCAATTAAATGAGATCAATAGAATGAATAGTGTCAAGTCATTGACAGTAGAATTGAACCTATTCTCAGAAGTGTCTCATTTGAGTCCAGTTGTAGACTTAACTAGATGTGATGTAATTACAACAGCAAACGTAATTAACAACATCGAACCAAGTGCAACCATTGGTTCTGAAACTGCGGGTAACTACATTACTAAAGTTGCTAGACTAGAGAAAAGTGCTACTGGTCTTAAATTGATGATGGCAGCAAACACATGGACTGAATCTAAAGTTGTTGTAATGTATAAGTTGATTCCTGTTGGTTACAGTGATAGTTTAGATGAGTTACCATTTGAGTTCTTTAATACTACAGGTATTCCAGACACAGGTGCAACTGTTCCAAACAACGATTTGACTACATTTACCGACTACGAGTACACTGTAGAAGACAGTGATGAGTTTGATGGTTTCCAAATCAAGATTAGTTTACTCAATCATAATCAACCCTATATACCAAGAGTAAGAGATTTAAGAGTAATCGCACTAGCATAATGGAAGAAGAATACATTGAATTAATTCCTGTCGAGGGTCATGCAGCTCTCGGCAGGGATCCTTCGTCTAATGCCATACTTAATACTGATTCAACTCAGTATGATGCTTATATAAAGGCAAGAAATAACGCAAAGAAAAAAGATAGGACATTGGAAGAATTAAGGTCAGAATTGGACGAAATGAAACTATTGCTAAATGACTTAGTTCAGAAGAAGGATAAATAAAGTTAAGCTAAATATTATATGGAATTCTTAGAGAATGGCAAGTGCTGTATCCAATCTACTAATATATCAAGGTTCTGACTTTATCATCGACTTTACAGTTGAAAACGATAATGGCACAGAATTTAATTTGACTGGTTATTCGGCAGCGTGTTTGATAAAGAAACACTACACAAGTAGCACTTCTCAAACAGTAACTGCTGCAGTTCTAAGTCCCGCTACAAGTGGGAGAATACAACTATCTCTAAACAATTCACAAACCGCTGCTATGAAAAGTGGTCGGTATGTATATGACGTCGTAATAACTTCTAGCACAGGACTTAAATCAAGAGTCTTAGAAGGTTCAGTAAGCGTACTTGAGGGAGTAACACTTTAAATGGCAAGACTAAGATTCGGAGACCAATCAGTCCCAAGAGTCACTCGTGTAGCAACAGGTGGTGGCGGTGGAACGATTGGAGGAATGTCAGACGTAGATTTGACAGATACATCACAAGGAGGACTAGCAGAGGGTTCAGTGCTTGTATATGACTCTGCAGCAACAAGATTTGTTGCAACAAATGTATTAAACAACATAACAGTTAATGGGGGTAGCTTCTAATGGCATCCAATATTCTAATTAAAAGGAGTACTGGTTCAACCGCACCTGGCACAATTACGTTTGGTGAACTCGCCATTACGACAGGAGCAAACGGAACTCAGGCAAACGCAGGAGACAGACTATTTGTTGGAGACAACAATGGTGCTGCACAGATTGTAGGTGGTAGATACTTTATGGACATGTTGGATCATGTTCAAGGAACACTTACCGCTAGTTCATCTGTATTAGTCGATAGTAATTCAAAGATTGACACATGGAACGTTGATGACATCACCCTCGATGCAAACGTCATTACAACTTCCACAACAGATGCTGACCTCATCTTCCGTGCAAATGGCACAGGTAAGTTAGTAATCGAAGATGGTCAGGAACTAGAGTTTGGAACTACAGGAGATGTAGAACTCTCATTTAATGACTCAGATGCAGTTTTAGACATCAAGCGTGTAGGAGCAACAACCCCCGACTTGCGTATCGCTGATGATATGAAACTAAACTTTGGTAACACAAAGGATGCTTCTATCAGATATGACGAGACAACCTCCGATAAGATCCAAGTAGAAGGTGCAGACTGGAACTATGGCACTGGTGTCCTAGTTAACTTTGCAGACACTACAGACGCTTCTAACGTTGCCTCAGCGGGTGTTACGTTTGCGGGTGGTATTGGTGTTGCAGCAACTGCATACATCAAAGATTTGAATGTAGATGACAACACGACTATTGGAACTAACTCTGGAGACTCCCTAACAGTTAATTCAACAACTGTTTTCCAGAATCAAGTTACCTTTAACGGAACCACAAACATTGCGGGTAATACAACTCAGACTGGTAAGATTGAGATTGATAACCTCAAGTTAGATGGTAACACACTATCTACTATCAACTCAGTTCAAGAATTGATACTTGACCCTGATCCTACAACTGATGCGGGTGGTCTTGTTATCATCAAAGGTGACTTGCAGATTGATGGAACTACAACTACAGTGAACTCTGCTTCAATGTCAGTTAATGATCCTACAATCGAATTAGGAGATCCTACAACTCCTGTTACATTGACTGCAGAAGCAACTGGTGGTCAGGCAGTGGTAATTGTAGATGCCATAGATCAACTACAAGTAGGAGACGCAGTTACTTCTTCAGTAGCTGGTATTCCTTCTGCTACAGTTATCAATGCTATCAATACTGGAACTAAGGCAGTTACTTTAAGTAATAACTTATCTCAGACAATGGCAGTTGGTTCTGTTCTTGTTACAGTAAGTGGTGCTGACGATCAATTAGATCGTGGTGTTAAGGTTCACTATAATGCTTCTGGAACTAATAAGTTTGGTTTCTTCGGTTATGACCGCACAGGTGGTGCCGATGGAGCTGGTGCATGGACATTTATTGAAGATGCAACAGATACAAACACTGTATTCGGTGTTACAGGTCAACGTGGTACAGTTTTACTAGGTGACTTGGAACTTGATACTGACCTTGAGGTTCAGTATGGAGGAACTGGTGCAGGAACATTTACAACAAACGGTATTGTCTACGGTGCAGGGACAAGTCCTTTACAAGTAACTGCAGAGGCAAACATGGCAAGTCCAGGTACAGGAGCTGATGTATCAACATCATTCCAAGTGCTTACAGTAACAGCAGCGGGTGTTCCTGTGTGGACTGATACAATAGATGGTGGTACGTTTTAGAACATGGACGCAAAAATTGTTATTTCTATACTACAAAAGAAAATTTCTGAATTGACACTGATAAATGTAATGATGGAGGCACAAATCCAAGACTTACAAAGTCAGTTAAATAGTATGAAAACTGAACAACAATCTGAGAATGACTTAGATGGCAACGAGAATCAAACTAAAGAGATCGACGACAGCAGCAGCAGTCCCAACGACTTCTAATTTAGAAGACGGTGAGGTCGCTCTTAATATAGCGGATAAAAAATTATACGCTAGAAATGGATCAAATATAATAGAGGTAGCAAACCAGAAACCTAACACAGGTGAGGTGGTTACTACCATGCTTTCCACTGACATTACGAATGGTCAGGGGAATACTTATTATGTTGCAACAGTCGGTTCAGATACTACAACTCTTGCCAATGGTGGAGCTGGTGGTAAACATCCAGACACACCTTTTCTTACTATTACAAAGGCACTTACAACTGCCACATCAGGTGACACAATCATAGTTGCACCTGGCGAATATCAGGAAGCATTCCCAATGACAGTTCCTGATGGTGTTACATTACGTGGAACAAACCTAAGATCTACATCTGTAAAACCAACATCTATTACAAACGATAATAACGCATTTATAATGTCTGGGGATTCTCATGTCTCAGACTTAACAATCAAAGATTTTTTCTACAATAGTAGTGCTGACGAAGGATATGCTTTTGTTGTAGTATCAAATATGGACTCTACTACAAGTCCATACATCGAGAGATGCACAGTTACAACAAAAGGTAGTGTAACATCAGGTTCAGATCCATATGGATATGCACAAGGAGACGCAGGACGTGGTGCTAAATTAGATGGTGCAAACATTGCGGGTGGGTCTAGACATGGTTCTGTTCTATTCAATGAGTGCACATTCATTACACCTAATCAGGTTGGTTTAAAAGTTACCAATGGTATACGTGTAGAGTGGTTAAATTGCTTCAACTATTTTGCATCTATTGGTATTCAAGGTATTCAAGGTGCAACTGGTAAATCTGGATCAGGTACTACTAGATTAAAATTCGGTGGAACATCAGGAACATTCTCTACATCAGAGGTTGCATATCAGTTAGAAGATAGTTTCCAGTCAGGGACATATGCAAGAGCAGGAACTACAATAACTCTAACAAGAACTGCACACGGTTTAGAAACTAATGATTACGTTTATGCAGATCACATCAGTGGTGCAGGAACAGATAATTTTTATCAAGTTACGAAGGTAGATAATAACACAGTTACATACACAGATAGTTCTGCATCTGGAACAACATCTGGTAATGTTACTTACAAAAAAGCAGTTGCACGTGGTGTAGTATCAAGTAATGACGGAACATACGTATTCATTACTGGTAAGGGAATTGGAGCATTTACAACAGTCAACAAACCCGCAAAGGTAACAAGTAGATTTGGTGACTCACAGTTAGATACAGCACAAAAGAAATTTGGATCAGCATCCATACTATTAGACGGAACTGAAGATAACGTAAAGGTTCCTACATCAGATGACTTTGGATTTGGAACATCAAACTGGTGTTTAGAAGCATTTGTTAGACCTGGCAGTGTATCAGGCATACAAAGAATATTTGATCTTAGAGATGGTTCTGCTACAGATACTGCACCTACTGTGTATCTAAATGGAACTGCATTACATTTTGCAGTAGGAAATACATCACAGATTAATGGTGGAACTTTAGCAACTGGAACATGGTATCACGTTGCAGTAGCAAGAAGTGGAGGAACCACAAGATTATTCTTAGACGGAACTCAGATAGGAACATATACAGATAATAATGACTACGGATCTACAACACCTGTTGCTATAGGTTCTGATTATCAACCAACTCCTTCAGAAGCATTTAATGGATATATTGATGAGGTAAGAATCAGTAAAGGTTCTGCTCGTTTTACTGCAGGATTTACTCCTACAACGAGTGAATACTCCGCAGATAACAATACAGTGCTATTACTCCATGCCAATGGAACAGCGGGGTCTACGACCTTTACAGACGTCTCTGGTGGCACATCTGATATTAGATCTAGCGGTGGTGATTCTGCTACATCTGTTATCACTGCTGACTATTCTCAATTCGGTGCTGAACTACGTTCTGTAGCATCTGCATGTGTGTATGGACAGAAGGGTGTACAAGCAGACGGTTCTGGTGTAAAACTTATATTGACTGCACATAACTTTGGTTATGTTGGATCTGGTCAAGACTATACTAATGACCCATCTCTTGCTATTCAAAATAATGAAGTAGAAGAATTAAACAATGGTAAGGTTCTATTTTCTTCTACAGACCAAGACGGTGACTTCCGTGTTGGTGATGCATTTTCTGTAGACCAAGAGACTGGTAATGTTCAGTTCCAAGCAACATCAACAGCTCAGTCAGCTGCGAACATCACGTTAAGTGACTCAACTGGAACAACTAATATATTCCCTGCATATATTGAGACAGGTAATTTAAGAATTGCGGGTAACAGTTTAACTTCTACTACTGGTCAGGTAATTGTTGACCCCTCTGGTGAGGAAGACTTTGTTGTTAACGCTGAAACAATCGTTAAAGAAGCAGTTTACTTTGACGTTAATAAATCAATATCATTTGGTAGTAACGTTCAAGGTGCTTTGAAGATTGGAGGATTTGGTGGATCTACAGTATTTGGATCATCAGAAGCTGCTAACTTCTCTACTAGATCATTTGTTGTTCTTAAAAATGGTTTAGGAACTGTAAACTTAACTGGAGAAGGATCTGGTTATACAGGTGGTGCACAACCAGTAGAGGTAACAACCAATCCATTCCTAATTGCAACTGCAACTGCAACTCTTGGAACTACAGGTGCATTAAAAGAATTTACATTAACAAATAGAGGAAGTTTATATACAATTGCACCTGATATTACACTAAGTGGTGGTGGGGAAGTATCAGCTGGAAGTGCAACTGCAACTTTAGGGCAAGCGGGTGTTCTACAAAATGTTACCATACAAACTGGTGGAACAGGATACACAACAATTACTGCAACAGTATCTGATCCTCAGCAAAATCAATTTCAAGCAGATGCTAATTATACAGACGCTAATCAAGCAACTCAACCTGTTGTAGATACAACTGCGAATACTATTTACGTTCCAAACCACAGTTTTGAAACTGGTATGGAAATGACATTTGATGCTACAACATTAGATGCAGCTGCAGTAGCACCAACTGGTCTTACAACTGCAACAACATATTATGCAATTCGTGTAGATAAAGATTTACTAAAAGTTGCAACAAGTTTAACAAATGCAAATGCAGGAACTGCTCAGGGATTATCTGCTGCAGGATCTGGTCAGATGTTCTTTGTTGGTAGAACTGCAACAGTAACCATGGCACATACTGGTGGTGTTATTGATACAGTTAATATCACTGATGCAGGATCTGGATATCAAAATGCCCCTGCAATAACAATTACTGACGCAGGAGTAGGAGCTGGTGCTGCTGTAGCAACTGACTTATCATTCGCTGTAGATACAATCGCTGTTGCTAGTGGTGGTGAATATGCATCAGATCCAAGTGTAACAATAACAAATGCAGCGGGAGACACAACTGGAACTGGTGCTGCTGCTTCTGCAACTGTTGGATTTGCAGTTGAAACTGTTACACTAAACACTCAAGGTTTGGGATATAGAAACGTTCCAACTTTAGAACCATCAACAGGAGATGCTGTAACAGATGCACAGTTTGGTGTTGTATTAAACGAGCAAGAAGGTAGAATAGAATCTATCTCAGTTACTGATGGTGGAACAGGATATACCTCGGTTCCGACATTAACATTCTCAGGTGGTGGTGGAATTGGAGGTACATTACAAGCTGATATTCAGTCAGTTGACGGAAATATTACATCTAGTGGATCTGGATATACTGCAGGAGT